CCTCTGGACCTTGCTGCTGCAAGCAACACCCCTGTTGCTCTTACTGCACCTGCAATCGGTTGATGATAAGTTAGAGTTTTCTAACGGAGACCCCGAAAGGGGTCTTTTTTATTGCTAAATATTTAAAGTTATGCTATAATAACTTTAACAACTAAACCGATTATGAAAACTTGTAAAATCTGCAATCAGTTAAAGCCACTTACAGAGTTCTATCAAACTGTAAGAAACGGTAGTCCATATGGGCATCATGGTAAATGTAAAAAGTGCTATGTTAAAAAGCAACAAGAAAATTATGACCCACTAAAACAAAGAGATGAAAATCTTAAACAAAGATACGGTAAGAATTTTGGATTAGCAGAGTATAATACTTTGTTAGAAAAACAGGGACATAAGTGTGCTATTTGTAATTCTACTGACCCGAAAGGTAGAAAATCTGGTAGAGGTGGTGCGGTAGATGTTTTTTATGTTGACCACAATCATAAAACTGGTGAGGTTCGTGGACTTCTCTGTAATGTCTGCAATAGGACTATTGGTTATGTAAATGAAGATGTTGAATTAATTAGAAATATGATTGAGTATGTTAAACGGCATAGGGATGAGAACTAATACCCATTGACTTTTATTGTAAAGTATTGTAAACTAAATATGAGAAATACGATTGGAGGTTATGACTTCTTCAACACTTTCACAACCAATTCAACAAAGGGGGTGGTTCGATGTCCTGGATGACTGGGTTAAACGTGATCGCTTCATATTTGTGGGTTGGTCTGGACTATTACTTTTTCCCACTGCTTATCTTGCCCTTGGTGGCTGGCTTACTGGCACGACGTTTGTTACAAGCTGGTACACCCACGGGTTGGCGTCTAGTTATCTTGAAGGCGCTAATTTTCTCACAGCAGCTGTTTCGACGCCTGCAGATGCTATGGGTCATTCTCTTCTTCTACTTTGGGGTCCTGAGTCTCAGGGGGATTTCGTCAGGTGGTGCCAACTTGGGGGACTCTGGCCTTTTGTGGCGCTCCACGGATCTTTCGCTCTGATTGGATTCATGCTTCGCCAGTTTGAGATTGCTCGTCTGGTTGGTATCCGTCCTTACAACGCAATCGCATTCTCTGGTCCTATTGCAGTATTTGTTTCTGTATTCTTAATGTATCCACTGGGACAATCAAGTTGGTTCTTTGCACCCTCATTCGGTGTTGCTGCAATCTTCAGGTTCCTTCTGTTTCTTCAGGGTTTCCACAACTGGACGCTCAACCCCTTCCATATGATGGGAGTTGCTGGTATACTGGGAGGAGCACTGCTCTGTGCCATTCACGGAGCAACAGTAGAAAATACATTATTTGAAGATGGTGACAAAGCAAACACTTTCAAAGCATTTGAACCTACACAGGAAGAAGAAACGTATTCAATGGTTACTGCAAACCGATTCTGGTCACAGATATTTGGTATTGCTTTTAGTAACAAGCGTTGGTTGCATTTCTTCATGCTATTTGTTCCTGTCATGGGTCTTTGGACTTCCAGCATTGGTATCATTGGTCTTGCCCTTAATCTTCGTGCTTACGACTTTGTAAGTCAGGAGATTCGTGCGGCAGAAGATCCAGAGTTTGAAACCTTCTACACCAAGAACATTCTTCTTAATGAAGGTCTTCGTGCTTGGATGGCACCTGTAGATCAACCTCATATGAATCTGGTGCTACCCGAAGAGGTATTGCCGCGTGGGAACGCCTTGTGATAAAAATATAATACCCTGCGGAAACGCAAGACCCTTCGGGGTCTTTTTTATGTTATAATACCTCGTGAAAACTCTAATATATATAAATAATATTATTAGCGTGGTTATTATGAAAGGACGCAAAGCATACTTAGATATTCATTCTCATCTTGGAGAAACTTATGGGAGATTAACAATTACAAATGAATGGAGTGATGGTAGACAGGTATATTTTCTTTGCGACTGCTCTTGTGGGAATACGGGAGTGAAGAAAAGGAAGGAACAATTATTTCTAAACACAGAACACGCAAAGAAGAATAATGCTGCTGTTCCTTCCTGTGGATGCTATGTGAAAGATGAGCATAATAGGAACTGGGGTAGGCACGACTGTCGCGGATATTTACTTTCTGCTGCTAGATATAGAGCAACTCAAAAAAATATGGAGTTTACAATAACCAAAGAAGATATTATAATTCCTGATAAGTGTCCTTTACTTGGTATTGATATTATTCCAAAAGCAAAAGACCGAACTCATTCTCCTTCATTAGATAGAATAGATAGTAATAAAGGATATACTCCTGATAATATCTGGGTGGTTTCCAGTAGAGCCAACACACTCAAAAATGATGCCACCCTACAAGAACTCAAAACACTGGTAGAAAATCTGGAAGCACTTTAGACAATTGAAAAACTGTCATATTATCTCTTTACAGTGGCACTTTTTTGTTCTATACTATCCTAGTAAGCAATCAATCTTATGAAACAGTATCAAAATCTAGTTGTCTTAAACACTGGTGGATATTATCGCAAAAATGTAACTACATGGGAGACAGCAGAACAACAAGGAGAAAAACTTTGGGAAAGTACGCCTAATGTTAGTGTGGTTGAAATACGTGAAGATTGTGGTGAAAATTGGGGAAAGGATTATTATATTAGGAATCAGTGAGGAAACGCACTCTAAAATAAATAAGGGAGTTCTTTGAACTCCTTTTTTTATGTTTATTATTCTCATTTCCTTTATAGCATTCGGATTTTTTATGTTTTTTATGTCCATTTTACAAGACTTATGATTTCATCAACAACTCCATATAAATTAGCAGAAATCATTCGTGATACTTGGCCAAACCTTTACAGACCAGCAAAAGAAACCTATAATAAAAAGAGTCAGAAGAAACATAATGTATGATTATTGGGTTGTAATAGACAAAACCACAGGTAAAGTTATTGCCCATTGTGGAGAAGAGTCTGACGCATTTATGTTAATAAGTTTTGCTCCAGATAAAAGAACTTATCGAAAACAAAAGTTTATTACGGATCAAGTCATCACGGTCACATCAACAACAGATAAACAACTTCCTGGTCAACAAGGATTGCCTGCTGCGAAAGAAGAACTTCCTCCAATAGAACTTCAGCAGCAAGTGTGGCTTCCTGAAGGACAAGGTGTTCCATTTAACGCTAAATAACTTTCAGTTTTATAACAATTATGAAGTTTACAGTTTATTCGAAAGACGGTTGCCCATATTGCACTAAGGTCCAACAGGTGCTAGAGTTAGCAGAACTACAGCACGTAGTATATAAATTGAATACCGATTTTACAAGAGATGAATTCTATGCAGAATTTGGAGAAGGATCTACTTTTCCACAAGTAATCGTTGACGAAAAACACATTGGTGGATGTACTGATACTGTTCAATATCTGAAGGAGCAGAATTTGGTTTAATGAATAGCACATTTCACGAAGTCTATGGTGACGTAGAAAAGGCAATCGATTATGCCTTTCAGGGACAGTTTGTGTTAAAATTTTATGATTACTTAAAAATTCGTGGAGCTAAAAAAGTTGAAATTGAAGAATTTATTGGAAGTGTCACAGCAAAAGAGATCAATAATCTTGTAATGGATTTGGATGATTATCTTGAGGGTGGATCAGATGAAATGCATAAACAACTTCGTGAAGGATATGGACATATTCCAAAACCACAAGCAAGAAAAATAAGAAATTATCTCTACAATATACTTGAAGATGCCTGGAAGTATAATTATGACAAGAGACCAGGAAGACGAAAAAAGGAAACTAAATAAGTCAGAACTCCAGATTAATCGGGGTGTTGAGTTACTACTTAGGAATAGGAGGAGAAGATCAGAAAGACCAAAAACTTTTCAAGTGAAGTTTGGTAAGATGATCTCTCTTTTCCGTAGAGAGTTTCACTTCTTTATAGAATTTCACTTTGATGTCAGAAGAAAATAAACTCTCTGGAGAAGACAAATGGAAACAGCATATGTAATTACATTCACTGTAATGTTCACGTTGCTCTTTTTTATGGTTGGAAGTATAATAGGTTGGTTAACCTATAGGTACTTAGAAGAATCAAAACCTCCGTATTTACATCCAGAGTTTTTTGATGAAAATGGTCAGGTAATTCCTGATGAAATAGTATCAGTAAGATTTGAGAATGAAAACTATTATGACTACGACGACGAGGAAGAAGACAACGACTGAAAAACCGATTGAAACTCTTCCAACAAATCCTTTTGTGTTTGAAGTACTAGAACTTGCTTCAAAGCAAAAAAGTAATGCAAAGAAGGTAGAAGTTTTAAAGACTTATGAACATGATTCATTGAAAACAATTTTTATTTGGAATTTTGATGAAAGTGTAATTTCTCTTCTTCCTGAAGGAGATGTTCCTTATGCAAGCACTGGAGAACAAACATCTTATAGTGGAACTCTTAGTGAAAAAATTGAAGATGCTGTTTCTAAAATGGACGAATTGAATTCAAAATCTCTTGGTTCTATGGATCAGGGAAAATCATCAATTAGAAGAGAATATACTATGTTTTTTAATTTTGTAAAAGGAGGTAATAATTCATTGAGTTCTCTTCGCAGAGAAACAATGTTTATTAACATTCTTCAAGGACTTCATCCACTTGAAGCAGAAATTATTTGTTTGGTTAAAGATAAAAAACTTACGAATAAATACAAAATATCTCTTGATAATGTAAAGGAAGCATATCCCGATATTACTTGGGGCGGTCGTTCATGACAGTAGTTGCAAAGGAGAAAAATAAAATGGCAGAATATTCAAAAAAAGAAAAAAGAGTTCTGCCGCATGAATATGGGTGTGAAATCCTTTTAGAAAAGACTACGCTTGATAAAGCAAAAGATACTTCTTATCCTAATGATGCTTATTTGATTTGGTATTATGCGGATGATGAAGAATGTATTGATCTTGTAAGAGGATCAAGATCTCGCATTTTTGACATGTATTATGACAAATTGGGTTCAGGATCGATCAAAAAAATTGATTTTGGGTACGGAAGAACCAATCCTAAGTTGTGGGGGATTAAACAACCTGAAAAGAAAAAGAAAGGAAGATGAGTGAAGGTTTTAGTGAAGAAAAGATTGAAGTTGCAATCAATAAGGATGAAGTAAAAAAACTTCTAAAAAAATATAAAAAAGTTAAAAAGTATATGAAGTCTCCTCTGTTTGCGGTTAAGACTATGGATGGAAATGAGACATATGTGAGTGAACTATTAAAAGAAGCAGAGTGGAATGGGTAAGCATTATCTTTTAAATTTGTATGGATGTTCGTTTGTTCTTTTGGACGACGAACGTTGTCTTATTGACTTATTAGAAAACGCAGCAGTTGCTAGTGGTGCTACTGTGGTTCAGACTATCTCAAAGAAGTTTGATCCACAGGGAGTTACTGTAATTTGTCTTTTATCTGAAAGTCATATCAGTATTCATACATGGCCTGAAGAAGGTAAAGCAGCAGTAGATGTTTATACCTGTGGAGATTGCAATCCAAAGATTGGATGTGACATTATCATTCAACAACTTTATGCAACTAATCACACACTAAGTTATATTGAAAGATAAATACTAATGCTTAATCGTGGTTGTTTAAGCAAAAAGATTGGGGACAGAAATGTCCCTTTTCTTGTATAAATAAGTATAACCACGATTAAAGCAGTATGAATAACTATTACACTTACGCATATTTGCGTGAAGACGGAACACCTTATTACATAGGTAAAGGAATAAACAATCGTGCTTACAAAGGAGATTGCAAGTCGGTAAAAGTTCCACCTAAAGATAGAATACTTTTTTTGAAAACGGATTTAACTGAAGAAGATGCTTTTAAACACGAGATTTATATGATAAGCATTTTGGGTCGTAAGGATATTAAAACGGGTATTTTAAGAAACTTAACTGATGGTGGGGAAGGTTTTTCTTCTAAACAAATGACTATTCTTTGGGAAAGGAGAAGAAAAAGAAAGTTGGAATTAGAAATAAAAAAGTGGAGAAAAGAATATGATAAAGGTGCTATTTGGAGAGAAAAGAATAGAGAAGTTTTTGATGTGCTGATAAAAAATGTTATTAGTAATAGAACATTTATGTATAATAATGATACCATTTAGTATCTATTGTTACCATTTTAAAATAAAACTTGACTACATAGTATGAATAGAGGTATAATAATCCTCTAACGTTCATCCTATGACTAAAGCACTTTTGCTTTTAGCATGGGTTCCACTTCTCTCTGTTTCAGCGCCACAATTTATTGCTACTTCTAAAGTATCAGTAAATTGTGACACCGCGATGGAACTAATGGACATCGTTAAAAACGACGATGTAGTAATTCAAAGAGTAGAAGACCGATTGCTATTGGAACTCCGAAAGGATTTCATAAAAGTGTGTAACTGAATAGGACGGAAGTAAGCCGACGCGGAACGGATCGTTCATTCGCTATTCGCAAATAGCGAACGCAAACGCCGACTGAAGGAACGCTCTTTAACTTAAAAAACTAAGGAGAAACCTAATGTCAAAAGTCGTATATCGTGGTGTTGAGTATGACACTGAAAAGCGTCTTCAATATCAACAACAAATGATGCAGCAACCTCAACAATACAACGAAACCTATCGCGGTGTTAAGTTTGTAAAGGAGGGGCACAAATGAATACTTACTTCGTTCGTTATCTTAAGAGAAAAGCAAAGAAGGAAAAACTACTTCACCTTGCTCAAATTAATATGGCAAAGCAACCACAGGTTGCATAATTTACGAGGAGTGCTTGACACTCCTCTTTTTTTTGACTATAATTACCTTTGTGAGGTTTAATCAAGATGGATAAAGAAAAGCTTAAGTTAATCATCAGAAACCTTGAATCTCTTGTCGATTGTCTAAAGTCAGAAGTATATTCTGATGTAGATGCATATAAACTAGATCTTCAGTATGAAGAAGTAGCACCTTATATTGATGATTATGATGAGGTGTTCTATGATGAGAGTGATGAACTAGCAGATTTAATGAGAGTCAATCAAAAATACAAACTTACAAACGATGATGATGGAGACGGACTGTGAATAAGATCTTCGAAGAATTCGAATTCATGAAACCAGAAGTAAAACTTGTATCTGTTACACCAGATGCAGAGAAACATATGGCATACTGTGCTCGTGTTTCTAATCCAGCAAACCAGGAGAATGATAAGTTTGCTGGACTTCTTAAGTATTGTATTCAGCATCAGCATTGGAGTATCTTCGAGCAAGCTTCAATGACTGTAGAAATTAATACTACAAGAGGTATCGCAGCACAGATACTTCGTCATAGGAGCTTTACATATCAAGAATTTTCGCAACGGTATGCTGATGCTAATCTTTTGGGTGGTAATATTCCTCTCCCTGAACTTCGTAGGCAAGATGATAAGAATCGTCAGAACTCAATTGATGACCTTCCAGACTATCTGAAACTCACTCTACTAGAAGACATTCGCGTTCTGTTTGAGCAGTCTCAGAGAGTCTACAACCGCCTTCTGGAGAAAGGAGTGGCAAAGGAGTGTGCAAGGTTTGTATTGCCCTTAGCGACGCCCACAAGACTCTATATGACCGGTTCTGTAAGGTCATGGATCCATTATATTGATCTCCGTTCTGCACACGGTACACAGAAGGAACATATGGAGATTGCAGAATTGATTCGTTGTATTTTTACTTGTCAGTTCCCTGCTGTATCTGAAGCACTTGGTTGGACTCGTGAAGGTTGTTCAGAGTGCAATGATGCACCATCTATTACTATTGAATAAATACTCTCATATAAAATGGAGGAAACAATTTGGCAACATATCCTGTGATCAATAAAGAAACTGGCGAACAAAAAGAAGTTACAATGAGTGTTCATGATTGGGACCAGTGGAAAAAAGATAATCCAGAATGGGATAGAGATTGGAGTGATCCTTCAACGTGCCCTAATTCCGGAGAAGTTGGAGAAATCTATGATAGACTTAAGAAGTCACATCCAGGATGGAATGATGTTCTTCGCAAAGCATCAAAGGCACCAGGTTCAAAAGTAAAACCAATTTGATTTTATATGGCAAGAAAAAGAACGAACGATCAACCAATTGGTGTTGGACTTACTGCTAAACAAATGAAGCGTAAGAAACCAATTAGTGCTGATTTAATGAGAGACATTGATCCTCTCACCGATAACCAAAAACTACTTTATAAGGCATACGAAGATCATAAAAACATTGTTGCCTACGGTGCTGCTGGTACAGGTAAAACCTTTATCACACTTTACAATGCTCTTCAAGACGTTTTAGATGAAAGATCACCTTACGAAAAAATTTATATCGTTAGGTCTCTTGTTGCTACTCGTGAAATTGGTTTCCTTCCCGGTGACCATGAAGATAAGTCTTCTCTTTATCAGATTCCTTACAAGAATATGGTGAAGTACATGTTCCAAATGCCAGATGATGCATCTTTTGAAATGCTCTATGGCAACCTAAAACTGCAAGGAACAATTAGTTTTTGGAGTACTTCCTTTATTCGTGGAACTACTCTTGATAATGCAATTATTATTGTTGATGAGTTTCAAAACCTGAACTTCCACGAACTAGATTCTATTATCACTCGTGTTGGTGAAAATAGTAAAATTATGTTCTGTGGGGATGCTACTCAAAGTGATCTAATTAAAACTAATGAGAAGAATGGTATTATTGATTTTATGAAAGTCCTTCGTATCATGCCTTCATTTGATGTTATTGAGTTTGGAGTTGATGATATTGTTCGTTCAGGATTAGTAAAAGAATATATTCTTGCAAAAATGGAAGTTGGAGTATGAGTTTTATTCATCATAATTACTTAGGTGAACTTGAATTAGAAAAGAAAGAACAAAATGGCATCCGTCTTTATAACTTACCAAATGGAGACTGGGTGCCATCCATTACATCGGTGACTTCTTTTTATAATCGCCAGATTTTTACTGAGTGGAGAAAACGAGTTGGTGTAGAAAAAGCAAATGCAATCACACGTAAAGCAACTGCAAGAGGAACTGATTTCCACCAAGTTTGTCAAGACTATCTGGAAAACAAAGAACTGGACTGGAATGATTATCAACCCCTGACAAAGTTTATGTTTCATCATGTGAAACCTTATCTGGATAAGATAAATAATATTCATGCAATTGAAAGAACACTTTACTCTGAGTATCTTGGACTCGCTGGAAGAGTAGATTGTATTGCTGAATATGAAGGAGAGTTAGCAGTTATTGACTTTAAAACATCTGAAAAGATCAAACCAGAAGAATGGATTGAAAATTATTTTGTTCAAGAAATGTTTTATGCTGCTGCATATTACGAACTCACTGATATTCCTCCAGTCAAACTGATTACTTTAATGGTAACTCCTGGTGGTGAAGTCAAAGTATTTGACAAAAGAAACAAATCAGACTATATTAAGTTATTAGTTCGTTATATTAAAGAATTTGTATCTCACAGTACTAGGCCAGATGGAGAATGAATTAGAGAAAGTACTAGAAAGTAAATTTTTCTGTCCATCACGATTTGCACAAGAAATCGAAAATCTTGTGCAAGTGAATGTGGAGATGAATTATATTGATGCAATTGTTCATTTCTGCGAACAAAATAATATTGATTTAGAATCAGTACCTAAATTGATTTCTAAACCATTGAAAGAAAAACTTAAGTATGAAGCAATGGAACTTAACTTTTTGAAGAGGAGTTCTAGAGCGAAACTACCCCTTTGACGTTTTTATATAAATAATCATACAATTTTCTTGAATAAAATGAGTTGGACCAAAGAACAGCAGGCTGAATATATGCGTAATTATCGTAAAGATCCTGCAAAAAAGAAAAGATCTCAAGAACTTCAAAGAGAATGGTATCACAGAAATAAAGAAACTATTTTAGTAAAACAAAAAGATTTATATTATTCTTTGAAGGAACAAATAATTGAAAATCTTGGTGGAAAATGTAAGTATTGTTCTTCCTATGAAAATTTAGAATTTAATCACATTGATCCATTACTCAAAGTTGAAGAAGCATCCAAAAGACATATGATGTCCAAAGATGAGTGGAAAAAATGTGAACTTCTCTGTAAAGACTGTCACAGAAAGTATACTACTGCTGAAAACAAAATAATGAGAAAGTATTGGTTAGAAAATGTTGATCTCGAAACAAGGAGAAAATTAATTAATGAGCAGTTGCAAAGTGACTCCATTTGAAACATATAAATCATATCTCTCTTTAAAGAATCATTTCACTAAAGATAGTTATGATTATTTTAAATATTGTGGTAAATCAAGATCTACAATAAAATCTTTCTATCAAAGACGTGATAGAATGTGGTTTGAGAAAGTTTCAAGACAAAAAACAGATCAAGAAGTTGTAGATTTCTTTGTTTCTAACTTTGTATCATGTAATGATCCAGAGACACTTTGGATTGGTGAGATGATCAAAGAAGGAGAGACAAGATATCAAAACTGGCAAAAGAAAATTCAGTCACTTTCCTATATCTTCAAAGAAGAATCACAGAGTCTCTTTGAAGAAAATAAATTTGAGGATGTCTTTAAGTGTTCTAAGGGACATCCTATTGTTCTTAAAAAATTCCTGAACGGTAAAATTAGTCTAGAAACCCTAGTCATTTATGATAGAATATTCCTGTTCGGGAATACGTTTGATAAGAAACTCCAGGATCCAGTGTGGGAAACCGTCAGTCGTAGGATTAAAAAATATAATCCTTTTCTAAATATTGATGTATTTCGTTTTAAGCGAATTTTAAAAGAAATTATTCTGGAGGATTCATGAGTTTCTTCAATTCTGAAGTTGTCCGCGCAGAGATGACTGAGATTGCAGAATTACAAGAACGTGTTTATTCAAACGTCTTTAAGTTTCCTGCAATGTCAAAGGAAGAGAAACTTCAGCATGTAGAACTTCTTGAAAGACTTCTTGATAAACAAAAAGTTCTTTATACAAGAGTGAGCTTATCTGATGATCCAGAAGCAATTGAAATGAAAGAACGTATCACTCAATCTGCAATTATGATGGGTATGCCTCCTGGCACTGATATGAATATCATTCTCAACAATATGTCTCAGATGCTTGAGGTGATGAAGCAGCAGATTGACAAGACAGGTTCCGACCTGTAGAATATGGAAACCATAAATAGATAAAGAGTTTCTTATTTTTCTGTGCCCGTTATTTACGAATTTATTAATAATGTAAATCAAAAAATTTATATCGGACAAGCATCTGATTATAAACAAAGGATAAGATCTCATAAGTTCAATTTAAGTCAAAATAAAAATACTCCATTTTATAATGCTTTGAGAAAATATGGATGGAATAATTTTTCTATCAATATAGTTGAAGAGTGTGATGAAGAAAAATTAAATCAAAGAGAAATCTATTGGATAGAAGAAAAAAAGTCGTTATATCCAAATGGATATAATTTATTAGAAGGCGGCAAACAAGCAAAACATACTGATGTTACTAAACAAAAAATATCAGATAGTAGAAAAGGAATTAAATTTAGTAAATCTCATATTGAAAATTTAAAGAAGTCACATATTGGATATGTGATGCCAGATGAACAAAAGAAAAAAATATCACAATCAAATAAAGGAAAAATCATTTCAAAAGAAACAAAAAATAAATTAAAGTATTCTCAACCTCACAGGAAAGAAGTTGGAAGATTTGATTTAAATGGAAATCTTGTTACTAAATATGACAGCATAATGGAAGCATCTATTGATTTAAAATGTTCTCCTGGTAATATATCTGAATGCTGCAATGGAAAAAGAAAAATGAAAACTATTTTAAAAGGAGATGTTTTAAAATTTTTATGATCAAGGGCTTGACATCCCTTTCTATTACAAGTAGCATAAAGTTGTCACAAAGGCCAAATCTAACTAACAAAAGGTAATCTAATGTCATTCGAAAATCTTAAGAAGCAATCTAAACTTGGTTCTCTAACTTCTAAACTTGTAAAAGAAGTTGAAAAAATGAATGCTACATCTAATAGTGTTGATGAAAGGATGTGGCGTCCCGAGATGGATAAAACAGGAAACGGTTTTGCAGTAATCCGTTTCCTGCCTGCTCCCGAAGGAGAAGATGTTCCCTGGGCAAAAATGTACTCTCATGGTTTCCAAGGTCCTGGTGGTTGGTATATTGAAAACTCTCTGACAACTCTGAGTCAGAAAGATCCTGTATCCGAACACAATCGCAAACTGTGGAACAGTGGTAGCGATAAGGATAAAGAAACTGTTCGCAAGCAAAAGCGTAAACTGTCTTATTACAGCAATATCTACGTTGTAAAAGATCCTACAAATCCACAAAACGAAGGTAAGGTCTTCCTCTTCAAGTATGGTAAGAAGATCTTTGATAAGATTATGGAAGCAATGCAACCTGAGTTTGAGGATGAAACTCCTATTAATCCTTTTGACTTCTGGCAGGGTGCTAATTTCAAACTCAAAATCGTTAAGAAAGATGGGTATTGGAACTACGACAAGTCAGAATTTGGTTCTGTTGAACCACTACTGGATGATGACGATGCTCTGGAAGCCATCTGGAAGAAAGAGTATTCTCTGGCAGCAGTAACTGCTCCTGATCAATTCAAGTCCTATGAAGAACTTGATGCACGTCTGAATGCTGTTCTTGGTCTTCAGACTCCTACTCGCTCTCGTGCTGTAGTTGAACAGGAAGATGATCTTGAAGAGTATACACAAACTCCTACTGTTCAAGATCGTGTGGTAGAAGAACTGGAACAATCTTATGCTCGTTCCAAGTCTCCTTCACTGCCGACTATCACTTCTTCTGATGAGGATGAAGATGATGCTCTTGCATATTTTTCTCGCCTAGCAAATGACTAAATAACTAAACCTATAAGGTCGCACTTAAGGTGGAAAGGGTGTCTTCGGGCACCTTTTCTTGTATAAATAGTATTGCGACTTTATAGAGTAGAACTATGGAAACTCCAAGAGAGTATTACTATACCTATTATTCCTATGAGGAATACGGTAAAGGATATTTTGGTTCAAGAACTTGTGAATGTTTACCTGAAGAAGACATAAAATATTTTGGTTCATTTAAAGACAAACAATTTAAACCAACACAAAAGATAATACTTAAAGATGATTATTCTACAAGAGAGGAAGCATATGCTGATGAGATTATTTTACAAGAGCACTATAAAGTAGTAGAAAATCCTCACTTTGCAAACAGAGCATATCAAACTTCTACTGGATTTAGTAGAAAAGGTATGGTTCCTCATAATAAAGGACATAAAATGTCTTTAGAGCAAAGAAAAAAGTTGAGCGATATTTGTAAAGGAAGAAAAGTAAATGAAGAAACTAAACAAAAAATAAGCAAATCTACTAAGGGAAGAGTATTAACTGAAGAGCATAAAAGAAAAATAGCAGAAGCAAATAAAGGAAAGTCAAGGCAAACTAAAGAAGGTTTGGAAAGATTTAAAAATATCCAAAAAGAAAGAAAAGGAAAACCTGGAAAAAAACACTCAGAAGAAACTAAAAAGAAAATAAGCGAAGCGACAAAAGGAAGAATTCCTTGGAATAAAAAAGTTTAGGTATATAACCTAATATTGTCTCCTTTCTTAAGGTTCTCAGAAACGTATTGCTGAGAACCTTTTTTATATGGCATAATTTCATCCATATCATTAAATACAACATTTAGATAAGTCGGTTTCAGTACAAAAATATTTCTCCTATCATCTTGTAATTTTTGTTCGTAATCAAAGTTAGTTATTGCTTTAGTAAAGTTTGTTTGTGTTACTTGTCTTTCTAAAATAGTATCATAATAAGTTGTTGTGAAATTAGATGGAACTCGAAGTCCTGCAGGAATAATAGTTATTCCATTTGTATTTTTAATTTCATTCGTTTCATAATGATGAATTGCGTTGATCTGATCATATGATCCATACTTCTCTAAAAGAAAATTATCAAATCCTTGTTGAGTTAAAGGCCACTCTGTTTGAACATTAAGAATGTTATTTGAAAGAAGTATAACCCAATCTAAAGTTTCATCATTATAGACTTTATATGCAACATTATCTGGTCTTTCGTTTCCAATAATTTTATACTTTGTGAAGAACTGTAGGTTTCCGAAAATATCTTCACGTAGTTTTCCACGCTTGAATAAATTCTTTACAGTAATGTAATCAGATATACTTTGAGAATCTGGTAATCTGCTGACGTATTGGAAATCGGGAACTTGACGGAAATAACTTGCCATATTAGTAACCTATGTCGTCTGATCTTAATCCTTCATTAAAATAATCATCTTCATAAACTGGCTCAAGTTCACTGAATCTTAAAGTCAACTGATATGATGTCATTGTTTTTCCTGGATCATCAAATGTCATATAAGTTCCATCTGGAGTATAATCAACATCACAACCAAGAAGAGCGCAATCTTTAATTCTATTTAATGAAGGATGATCACTTGATCCTGAAAGATATTTTATTTGAAAAATATTTGGTGCTTTTAAAAATACTGTTGTATTGGAAGTTTTTACTGACATTCCTTGTTTAAAAAATCTAATAATTCTTTTTACATTTTCTGCTTCTTTTTCACTTCTTGGAGATAGTCTAAACGTAAAATTAAAAGGACGTAATGTTGGTCCATTGAAAAGTAATTCTAAATTTGGATTAAGAATTGCACCTGTTGTTCTTGAAAATAATCCTTGAACTCCAACCGCTTCTTGCGCTAAATATAACTTAAATGCATTTTGCAAATCAGTATTTGTTGGTAATTCTTTTAAATTTTGTGAAACTTTCCCAAATATATTAGATGCTAAATCTGCTACACTACCTTTTTCATCCATAGCTCCTCTTGCTATGGATGCAGCATATGCTTCAAGTGGGTTTAAATTTGCTCCACCCCATTCAACACCATTACTATCAGTAATAGAAGGTTGAATAGGAAGTGTAACTGTTCCTGCTATTTCTGTTCCCCTTCTTGCAGTTGCACTAGGACCAGAAATTTTTGTATTTCCAATTGTTTCTGCTGATATTGCACCTAGACTTCTACCCACATATCTAAACATTTTGAATTGAATGCAATCTTGAGATTTTAAATTTAATTTAAGTGGATATCTCAGATTACCTTCTGATCCATAACTATATCTTATTTTTTCAGAATCTGATATCTCCTTATTATTTTCATTTACTTCTAATGCCGCTGGATTGACATTATCAATATTAACTGGTTCTGGAGTTCCGACATTTGTTGAAGTGCCTGCATTACCTCCACTAGCTATTGTTGGTCCTATATTTTTTTGTTGGGCAACATATCTCAAATTACTTTGCATTGCACTTTGTATTTGTCTTGATGTTGAATCAGTATATCCAGATATTCCAAAGTCATTTGCTATTTCTTGAATGCTATTATACTGAATTTTATTTCCAGTTCCGTCATCATATTGATAGGTTATTTTTCCATCTGTGCGAATTGCGTAACTAAGTTTTTTAATTACGGAATCATTTGAAGATGAATTTATTGGAATATATCCTGTTGGATTTGATAAAGTTATTGTTGTAAATGGACTTTTTCCATCTATATTATATGATTGGTTTACGACACCCTCACCAGTTCCTATATTCGATGATGATACCTGCCAAATAAAGTTTTGTCCTGCCATTAGAAATCTCTCCCGTCTACAAGGTGAGCCAGTATCTCAATTTTTTGTAAAGTAAGAGACATTTATAATAGGTTTTTTATTTATTTAGTTCTAAATTTTGAATAATTGATTCTTTTCATAAAATCAATTTCATCTCCATAAACAACATGTAATTGTCCAGCAACTTCATTCCATGTATAATTTCTAATACATTGTGATGGATCTACATCTTGCCAATGGAAGTTAAGTCCTTTAAATCCCCATGGAAATAATTCAAGAGCAGCGATTAATGGATGTTGATCATATCTGATCTTTGGAGTTTTTGCATTGTATATAAACGTATAATATTTTCCTGGGCTTGGTATTATTTCTAAATCTCTAAAAACTGAAATTATTTCTATCATTATTTCTTCTGGATCTGTTATTCCTACGATCCTTCTTTTTAAAATTTCAATTCTTGATCCTGGTTTCTCTCTTTGATAATCTCTATCTTTTTCAATTAAATCAATTAGTTTTTCTTTACTTAGATTCTCGTAGTTTCCTATTGAACCTTTTCCTGATGGAGTTTGATAATAAATTGTATATTTTTTTGCAATATTAATTAATTCACTTTTTGTATATTGACTTAATGATTTTTCGTAACCTGTAAGATCCATTACTTAATACCTAAATTATCTTCGGTTATAACTTTAAATTCAATCATTCTATCAGCACAAAATTCCTTTGCTGCTTTCCACTTTGCTTGATTGACTGCATAAGTTTTTGCTTCGTGTATGTATGATTTTGTCACTCTTGATTTTTTCTGCGGAGGAACAGTTTGTTTCTTCGGTTTTACTTCAATCACATAAGTTTTAATCTCACCAGTTTGTTCCCTAACTTTGATAATAAAGTCTGGAAAATATTTGTGAATTCTATTGTCAACTGGTGATATGTAAGGAATGTAAAACTCTTCAGAACCATATTTTATTATGTCAGGTGAACGATCACACCACTGCATAAATTTTAGTTCCCAACCACTTCTATAAACTATGTTTTGTGGATTTCCAATATATTTTTCTGGATTTTTTGGATGAAAATATCCTTGATTATATTTAGAGTCACGAGGCATTTTTCCAACCTTTATGCGATTTGTTTCTTCTATCCCGACTACATAATATATCAGTAGAAATATTTATAGGTAGATGCCTTCTCCTATTCCAACTAAAAAAACAGTAGCAGATTTAAAAGCATCTATTTTAAATCCTGCGTTAACCTCTCATTTTGAATGTTCCTTTAATCCACCAGGTGAAGTTAGGAAGTGGATTAATCAGAGAACTTCTGCGGGAATAGGCAATGGATATAATGATAATTTAATTTCATTGTCTTGTTCTGAAGCATCTTTACCTGGATCATCTTTAGCAACTCATGAAATTAACAATGATTTCACTGGAGTAACTGAAAGGCATGTTTACAGAAGGCAATATGATGATAGAGCAGATTTTACTTTTTATGTCGATCATGATTACAATGTTCTTCAGTTTTTTGAAAACTGGATGTCTTATATTGTAGGAGAGGAAATTTCTGGTGGTGTATTAGTTCCAAATTATTCCTATCGTGTTAATTTTCCAGATGATTACAAAACTGAAATTTATATTAAAAAATTTGAAAGGGATTACAGTGGAAGAGTATTGCAATATAGATTCTTAAATGCTTATCCAATAAGCATTAATTCAATGCCAGTTTCATATGATTCATCTCAATTATTAAAGTGTACAGTATCATTCAATTATTCTAGATATGTTATAGGTGGTGGTGAAGTTCTTGTACCTCCAAAAGAAGCACAAACACCTGCAGAACAAGCGGCAAATATTTCTCCAGGAAATTCTGAATTTTCTTCTTCCACAACTTCTGAGGAATATTATGGACAACTACCACCAGTCGAATCTGGACTTCCTTATGTTGGAAGAAACCGTGGACCCCTTGCACCATTTTCTGGTATCTAATAAATAATCACACTGAAACATCTATAGGACATTATGCCTTTACCAAAGATCTCTACGCCAACACATGAGTTGGAACTACCTTCTACTGGACAGACGATTCAGTATCGCCCTTTTCTTGTGCGAGAAGAAAAACTTCTTGTATTAGCACTTGAAAGTGAGAACACAAAAGAAATTACAACAGCAATTAAGAACGTCATTAAAAATTGTATCCAAACAAAAGGAGTAAAGGTAGAGTCACTACCTACCTTTGATATTGAATATCTCTTCCTTAATATTCGTGGTAAATCTGTTGGAGAAGAAATTGAAGTTAATATTGTTTGTCCAGATGATGGAGAAACTTATGTTCCAGTGAAGATTGATATTGATGAAATTAAAGTACAAAAAAACGAAGAGCATACGACTAAAATTCAAGTAGATCCTTCCATCGTAATGGAAATGAAGTATCCATCATTGGATCAATTCATTAAAAATAACTTTGACTTTAATGAAAACAATTCAATGGATCAGTCATTTGATTTGGTTGCTTCTTGTGTAGATAAGATTTATACTGAAGAAGAAGTTTGGTCTGCTGCTGATGTAACTAAAAAAGAACTGATTGACTTTTTGGAGCAAATGAATTCCTCACAATTCAAACAGATTGAAAAGTTCTTTGAGACAATGCCTAAACTTTCTCATACGGTTAAAGTCAAGAACCCAAATACTGAAGTTGAAAGTGAAGTTGTATTGGAGGGACTATCCAGTTTTTTCGCATAGGAATGATCCATATGGATCTTGAAAATTTTTATAAATTAAATTTTTCGTTGATGCAGTATCATAAATATTCATTAACGGAGATTGAAAATATGATGCCTTGGGAAAGGGATGTTTATGTTGCTATGCTAAAGAATTATTTGGAAGAAGAGAAAGCAAAGCAGCAGCAACAAAATGGGACCTGACGAACTAGACGATCTACTATCAAATATTAGAGCAGAATCTAAAAGAGAATCTGCTCTGTCTTTGTATGAAGGAACTAGAGAAGAAGATCTCGTAGACGAGGAAGTAGACGAAAGAGTTTTAACTTTACTTGGACTTAATGAAGTTTTTGATATTGATTATGGAACTTATGTTTCTCTTTTAAAAGAAAGATTAGTAGAGTCTAGAAATTTTGATAAGAGACTTTCTTCAGAGGAAGATGAGTTGCTAGTTAGTGAGTTTAAAAGAGTAAAAGGAAAAGTAGGTAGATTCAAATTAAAAAGAAAGAAAGTCACTTCAGATAATATTGGAGTAACTGGTCCTATTCGTGTATCATCAGACAAGTTTTTATTAACTGGAAAAGCAATAGTTCCTGAGTCTGCAGATAGTGAAAGTTCTGAAGATGTAAAGGATATAGAAAAGTTGCTTGATGAATTACTTAATAATATCCGCTTACAAAATAAAGAAGAAAAGAAAAAGTCTGAGAAAGAAAGAAAAGAATCTGAGGATAAAAAAAGAAAGAAAAGAGAAAGTGACTTAGAAAAACCTATTGTATTAGCAAAAAAATTACTTAAAACTATTGTAGCGCCATTTCAAAGTATTCTTGATAGGATTTTTAGATTCATAGGATTTACTTTACTTGGTTATGCCTTCAATAATCTTATTAAGTGGTTCTCTGATCCTAAAAATGCAGAAAAAGTTAAGTTAATCGGAAGAATACTAAAGGATTGGTGGCCCGCTATACTTGGCGCATATACTCTTTTTGCAACTCCTTTTGGAAAATTTATTCGCTCTATAACTGGAATATTATTTAAATTTACGCCGAAATTACTTTCATTAATAGCAAAAAATCCAGTTGCAACAGCGGCAACTGCAGCTGGCGTTGGTGCTTTTATCTCTGAATTGAAAGTTGAGCAGTTTAGATCTGAGCAAAAGAAAACGGATAAAACTATCGTAACTCCAGAAGAAACTGCTAAGACTGGAAAAACACCTGCTCCACCACAACTATATCAAGAACAGATGTTGAGGAGTGGTATTGGATTTAATGGCGGTGGAGTTGTTCCTAGATTTGGAAAATCTTTCTTTGGTGGTGGGCAAGTCTCTAGAGATCTTAATATAAATGATATTGCATATGAAGGTGGTGGTGGAATATATGATGATAGTGGTTTAAGAATCACTGGTGCTGGTCCTGACACGCAGTTGATCGCTGCTGCTCCTGGCGAAATTGTAATGTCCAAAAAGGCAGTTGATAAGTATGGCGCAAACTTCTTCTTAGGATTGAATAAGAAAGCAGGTGGAACTAACATTCCTAAAATGGTGAATAATATTCAACTTGCTGCTGGAGGAGGATTGGTTAGAAAACCTGTTCAATCTTTCCAAGGTGGCGGAATGGTTGGTTCAAAACCATCTGGTGGATTTATGGATTGGTGGAATCGCGGAAGAAATGTAAGAGTTCCGAATGAAAATACAGCAAGGTTTGGTGGATTAAATCAATACATCAGAAAAAATCCAGATCCAACAACTTTACTTGGTGATGATGCTAGACAAATTACTAGAAGCAACAAAGCATTTCAATCAGGTGCTACTGGATATAAAGGATGGAATCCTTTTAAAGCATTTACTCCTGGTATGGTAAAGACTGGTCCAACTCCTGCAATTCGTCAAGCAGTAGAAAGACCTTTAAGAGCATTTTCTGGTGCTTCAAAACTAATGAAAGCGGCAGGAGGAGCAGCTGGTTCTGTTCTTATGGATATGATTTTTCCAGAACCAGACTTTAATCCAACACTTGATGATGCAAGGAGAATGGGACTACCAATGGGTCCTCAATCTAAAGCATCTCCGCCAGGACCTCCCGTGATTTATACTAAAACAACTTATACAGTTCTTCCTCCTATTAAAGCACCATCTAAAACTCCTGCAATTGCAAGAGGTTCTAAAATTCCTGAATTTATTGTATCATCAACTAATGATACACGCTCAAAAAATGCTTCAATTTTAGGAATTGCTGATCTTATAGGAGCATAATGAGATGGCAACCATAAACTCTAAGAAACTATTACCTTCAAGCACTAAAGGTAGTGCTATTGAGAAACCAAAGTTTCTTGTTCCAGTTAAAAATATTTCCACTAAAAAAATAACTGGATCTGATTTAAAACCAATTGATAAGAAATCGGATACTTCTGGATCTCTTGTTGTAATCAAAAATAAGTTAATTGATATTAACAATGTCTTTAAATCAACTTATCTTATCAATAAAAAAACTAATGAAAGAAAAAGGAAAGAAAGCGAAACACAAAAGTCAAAAGAAAGAGAAACTAAACTAGAAAAAAAGGAACAGAAGACATTTACCTTTGGTATAATAAAAAGTGTTCCTGGTGGAAGTATTATAGATGCAATAAATCGTTTTATTGGATTTACTCTTCTTGGATATATCTTTAATAACTATGCAAAGTATCTACCAAAATTAATAAAGTTGGGTGCAAAACTGGCACCAGCAATGAAGTTTTTTGAATCATTTGCAAAAACTTTATTAGATAAAACCATAACTTTTGTAGATCTTGGATATAAGGCTTTTGATGCTGTAAAGAAAACTGTAAAGGACATTGGTGGAAAAAATTATGAGAAGATCTTTAATGATTTCAGTGACAATTTAAATAAAGCACTTAATGTTGCACTCGTTATTGCAGGATTAGCAATATCTAAAAAAGGTCCTGGAGAGGGTGGTGGTGCAAGAGGAACGACATCATTTTTATCATCTCTTCTTAGAGGAAAGGCACCAACAAAAGCAAGTGATGCTTCAATTGCTAAAAGACTAGCAGCACGTAGATTAGCAGAAGCACGTAGATCTAGACTATCCCAAAGACTGCAACAAAACGCTAAAAAAGCAAGAGCAGCAGAACTTGCTAGACAATTGGAGCCAGGAAGAGGAATTTATAAAAAAACTCCACAACTTAGTGGAGTTACTCAATATGTTGGTGTTGGTGGTAGGGCAGATGTAAGAGATCCTTCGGTTGTAGATAAACTGAATAAACTTCTTGAAAGATCATCACCCGGAGAATTAAAATCTGGTACTAAAAAAATTAAATTAGGTGATCTTAAAAGTAGAGGAATTCCTAGAGGATCTAAACCTGCATCTTTATCAATTCCAAAACCTTCTGGCGTTCCTAGTGGACTGGTTGCAAAAGGTGCTGGCAGTGCAAAATCATTTTTAAAAGTAGCTTCTGTTCCTGTTGTAAGTGCGTTAGCAGATTTTATTATTAGTTATTTTATTTTGAAAGAAAAACCAGGTAGAGCAGCTGCTAGTGCCATTGGATCTGGAATTGGTACTTTATTAGGAACTGCTGCTACTACTGCACTTGGACTTGGTACAGGTGGAATTGGAGCAGCAATTTTAGGTGGAGCAATTATTGGTGGATCCTCTATGGTTGGTAGTGCTTTCGGAACCACATTATATGATGCAGTTGTTGGAGCAAAAAAATCTTTTGGATTTGCTCAAGGTGGACAAGTATCAAGAGGTGGAAAGACAAGAGGTGCTCCTTCAAGAACACTTAAAACGAAAACCAGAAAAGCACCACCAAAAATTCAACCACAAAAAACACAACCTGGAAAAGATGTTGGTGGTAAATTAAAAATTGAAGAACTCTATGGTAAGGACGAACCAGGAAAGAGAAGTGCATTAAGAGCACTCCGAAAGAGTTCTGATGATGTAAAGAGAATGAGGTCCATTAACGGACTTGCTGGTTCAATGTTCGGTGCTGGTATTGATATGGCACTTGGACAAAAACCAGATAAAAATCTATCAAGAAATCTTGGAAATATTTTTGGATCGGTGATTGCATCTGCAGTTGATATGGAACTTAATAATTCTTTTGGAGATATTTCCAGATCTATTGCAATGGCAAATGGTGGTACAGTTCCTTCAAGACAAATTGGAAAGAGTTTAAGTATCGGTGAAAGAATTGGTAATTTTATTTCAAGAGCACTTGCAGTTTCTATTGAGAGTTCTGCGACAAGGATATTACAGAACTTACGTAATGAAATGAATTTGGAAGGTGGTGCTCCTGGTGGTGGAGATGGAATGCCACCTGGAGAAGTTCCTGCCGCAGATATTTCTGATGATCAAAGAAAGGCATCAAATGATCTTATCAAGTACTTTGAAAAATTATATGGAAAAAATGGAGCAATTGGGGTTGTTGCAAACTTGTTAAGAGAAAGTGGACTAAGAACCACTACACCAGATAATGCATCATATGAAGGAATGGCACAGTGGGATAGAGCACATAGATGGCCAGCTTTTGTAAAATGGGCACAGTCAAAAGGAAAAGATCCTTATAGTCGTTCTGCTCAGGCGGAATGGATTGCAATAGAATTAAAGCAACTTGGAACTGATGCACGATTAAAAAATGCAAAAACTCCAGAGGAGGCAGCAAGTTTATTTTATAATGAATTTGAAAGAGCCGCTTATAGTAAACCAATTCTTGGTGATAAATATACTCCAGATAATCCTCATGAAAGAAAAAATAGATCTTTTATCCAATCATTAGTTGGTGGTTCTTCAGTTGCTCCTCCTGCAATGGTTACTGGAGGATTAAAACCATCACAAATTCAACAAACATCTCCGCAAGGATGGAGATGGGGAAGAATGCATAAGGGAATTGATTTAGATGGTGGTGATGGATCTCCAATTTCATCTGCACAAGATGCAACTGTCGTTTGGGCAGGAGATAAAGGTGATGGTTATGGAAATAGTGTTGTGCTTAGATACTCTAATGGGGCAGAGACTAGATTCGCACATTTAAAATCACTTAACGTTAGAAAAGGACAATCAATAAAAGCGGGTCAATTAATTGGTAGACAAGGAAACACTGGAAGTTCAACCGCTTCACATTTACATTTTGAATATTATCCTAGTGGTGGAGCGATGACATATGAGGGATATGGCAATGCTACATCAGTAAAAGATAGTTATTTTAGATATGGTGGAAATGTAAAACCAAAATTTTTAAGTACACCACCTGATATTTTTAATATTGGAGATAAAAAATCTCAAGATAAAAATAAACCATCTGATATTTTTAATTGGAATCAATCTTCTGTTGCACCATCACAAACTTCAACAGTTGCATCATTAAATAGGACTGGTGCTTTGAAAGAACATACATCCGGCGCAGTTGCTTTAATTCAGAAGGACATTTATTTGGCAACACAAATAATTGAAACAGCGTAAATAGTAATAAGGTAAATAAAAATTATGCCAGGAAGTAAAGAAGCAGCAACAGCAAATCTATTTGAAATAATTTCCAACACTGGTGGAAAGTCTTTTGATGTAAGATCTGGTTCTCCAAGAATTGAGTATCGTGAGAGTATGATTGATGATACAATCAGACTTACTGCTGCAGTTGTTGATACTGGACAATCTGGACTATCTGCTGCAGAAGCATTAAAACTTCAAGGTGGAGAGAAAGTCAAATTTAAATATACTGATGGTTCTGGAAACTCTTTAGACTTTTCTAATGGAGAATGGTTGCGTTTATCACATAAAACTTTTGAAGTTAGATCTTTTAAGTCTTCTAGTTTTATAGCACAGATTGTAGCAAAAGAATTTTTAGATAATAAACTTTTAGAAAAAAGAGTTTTAAAGAGATATAGTGGAAAAATATCAGAGACTGTTAGAAGTATTTTAAAAGATGATTTGAAAACTAATAAAAATTTAGACATTAGTGAAACTACAAATAAGTTTTCTGATTTTGGATTGAGAAGAGAACCATATGAAGTCATATTGGAACTGCAGCAAATTGCTATTCCAAATGTCAAAGGATCAAACGGAAAAACAGCAGGATTTTTCTTTTGGCAAACTGCAAAAGGATTTCATTTTAAGTCTGCTGATGAAATCTTTAATAGAAAACCAACCAACAAATACATTTACAACTTTAAAGTAGACGATCAAATACCAGAAGGTTATACTGATAAATTATTAGACTTCAAAGCAAAAAGAGTTATTGATGTAGAAAAGCAACTTGATTTTGGTGCATTCGGAACTGTAACTGAAACTTTTAACTATGCATCTCAAGTGTTTAAAAAAGATGCACCACTACTTGCAGATAGTTCATCTAAGATTTTGGCAGGAAAAGAAATACCAAACTATGGAGAATACTTTCAAAAACCATCTGCATATTATGCAACTCCTGAAGCAATCGGAATGGCATATGGAACAGGTGATCCTATTAAACAACAACTCGATAAATCAAAAGAAGAAAACTTTAATGTAAATCAAACGATTGCTCAAGCAATGCAGAATTACAGGCAAAGATTGAACTTTATGTATGAGGCTATAATACCAGGAGACTTTAGTTTACACGCAGGTGATATTATTCAGTGTGATGTTCCTGAATTGTCTGATAAAACTACGCCAGTAAGAAGTCCTAAAGATAGTGGTATATATATGATATTAGAGTTATGTCACTACATATCTCCCACACAAACTTATACTGGATTAGTCTTGGTTAGAGACTCTTTTGGTGTAAAAGTTTAAGGTAAACAACTATGGAAAAATCACTCCAGCAACACATTAACGACGATCGTGATGAACTTGATAATCCAAATACAGGTAGTCAGCGTCGTCGTCATTTAGAAGATGAACTTGGTGCCTTAGAACAGTATCAAGTAAATCATCCCGATGATGATCACGATCCAACATCACTAGAATTGTATTGCGATACACATCCAGATGCTCTTGAATGTAGAGTCTACGAAGATTAATAATGACACAATATTTGTATCAGCCTTACGTCTTTGATTTTGACAAAGAATATGAGTTCATTGGTATTGGACAAATATCATCAGAATCCTTTAAAGAATTCTGTGTAGCGAATTATGGTGACGAAAAAGGAAAAGATACTAAAGGATGGGGAGCAAGATATAAGATTCGTCTTTGCTTTAGAAATGATGATAAAACACCAGACGATCAGTTAATTGATGCGACTGTTCAAGCATCGTTTCCTTCTGGACATGCTGGTATACAAATATCATTTCCACTTGCGCCAAATACTTTTGTAAACATCCACAGAAGTAGATTTAATAAACAGTATTTTATTACAAGTGTAATTGGAAATACTTTATGTGCATTTTCTGATAGTAAAGATGCATCAAAACTCTGCGCCCCAAGATCTGGTTTTGAACCTGGACTTGGTGGATTTACTGTTGATGCAAGTCACATATCAAAGGATGGTAAAGTTGCAAATGAGGCAGGTGCAGGAGCACCTTGTAAAATATCTCAGGCAGATGAAGATCTTCAGAAGTTAAATGAATATATTAATGTTCCTTCTGCTTGCAAACCATTTGATTCAAATGCAATCAACAACTCACTAAAGAATCTTAAAAAAGATATTGAAGGACTTAGAAATCAATTAAGTGGTCCTAACAGTGCTCTTTCAAATGCTGAGAATTTTTTAAATAGAGCACAGACTGTAATTAGTGGATATGCCGATAAAATAACTGGATGGGTAAAATGGTTAATTGATGAAATTAAATTAAGAGTAGAGCGTGGTGTAAACTGGATCACAAATAAAGCAAAAGCAGCATTATATCTAAATCAAAGATTTCAACTACAAGAAAAAAAGGCAACTGCACTTGATTTAATCCTGTGTTTGTTTAATAAAATACTGGATAACTTAAGCGGATTAGTAGATCAGTTTTTAAAATCTATTATTAATCGATATGTGAATATGGCAACATGTGCGATTGAGAAGTTTCTTAATGGTTTAATCGGGCAAATTATAGGTCAAATATTAGGAGCAGTAAATGGAATTCTTAATGGAGTTTTAGGTGCAATTTCAGGTATTAATGGATTAATTAGTTCTATTTTGAATTCTATTTCTTCCTTACTCGATTTTCTTTCTTGTGATGTAAAAGCAGAATGTCCTGATGTAACCGAATGGAACTTTATTGAAGGTGCAGCACCATCGGTAAAATCTTTAGATGTCCAGAGCATCATTAATTCCGCAAAGTCAATTATATCTTCTGCAAAATCAACAATAGATCCAAACAACTTTAGATTTAATTTGGATATTAATTCCTTGGTTGTTGGTGTTGGTGATGCATGTAATGTTGGACCTATTTTATGCGGTCCTCCAAAAATTTCTTTCTGGGGTGGCGGCGGACAAGGTGGTGCTGGAAATGCAGTTATAAGTGCTACTGGAGATATTTTAGGAATTGATATTGTTTCTACCGGATTTGGATATACCAAGGCACCATTTGTAAATATCGAAGATGCCTGCGGAAAAGGAAAGGGCGCACATGCAATAGCAGTAATCGGTGATGTTCCTTATGTTCCACCTCCAGGAGGAACCAATGGAACTGGAGGTACTGGTACAGGCACTGGTACTGGTACTGGTACGAATGCTGGTACTGGTGGTACTGGAACCGACACAGGTGCAACTGGTGCTGAAGGATTACCAAATCCAGGTGATATTGTAACAGGAATAACAGGAGTTATTATACTTGACACTGGTGGAGGATACTTGCCTACTCCAGATGGAAGTCAAGGTGGAGATGGAAGAACATGGTCTGGTAGGTGTCAGTCTACAATTAGAAGATCTGACGGAAACTGGGAATATCCATACAATCCCGGAGAAATTATGGACATTAAGGTTGGTGATTTTGTTAAATTTGCAGATGGATCATCTTTTGTTGCAACAAAAAATGAAACTACAACAGCGCCTCAATGTCCACCAGAACCAGATAGTGCTCAATATCCTTCTGATTCTTCACAATCTTATCCAGTCATCTTAGAATTAATTGATACTCAAATCTTAGATCCTGGATTTAACTATCAAGATGGAGATAAAATTGTTGTAAATCCTGATAATGGAGCAGTTCTTACTCCAGAATTTGGATACAATGGACAATTAATAGGAATTACTGTTGAAAGGACAGGACTTGGATTTAATGAGATTCCAGAAATTGGTATAGATAGTAATACTGGACACAATGCAGTAATTAAACCTGTGTTTAGAACAATAAAAGATCCTAAATTGATTACGCAAAGAAATTCTGGAGTAAATATTTTGAGTGTTGTGGATTGTGTTGGTAAACCATCATGAGTGATACTTTAAAAACAAGTTGGGACTATTCACGTATTGGTAATACACAAGGTGAATTAAAGTTTGGTGACGTTTCATTAAATAAGACTAGTCTTGCAGCAATTATTCGCAATACTAATCCCGGAAAAGCGTCTGATCATTTTATGGGATTTGCCAGTTCTGGTAAATTCAATGGATCTACTTGGAATCAATGTCCATCAACATATCAAATAATTTGTGGAGATACTCCTGTTAATGGTGTTGCTTTTGTAACTTATGCTAAGAATGGTGATGTTATTATTGGTGCTCCAAGCGGAAGAATTAGAATGTTTGCAAAAGATATTGACTTAATTGCAAGCGGAACCGATAATAAAACTGGATATGTTAATATAATAACAAATCAAGGTATAGAATTAAGTGCTGGAGCAGATGTTAATATTCAAGCAAAGGCAAATATTAATATTTCTGCAGAAAAACAAGTACAACTTGCATCTCCAGGCAATATAAAAATTAGAGGTCCGGGAGACTGGTTTGAGGATTGTGATTTTGTGTTTGGACCAACTGTTGGTACAATAACTCCATTGCAGTTTGTAGATGGTATTAAAAAATTAATTGGTAGTTTAGGAGGATGAAATGGCAGGAGTAGGTAATTTCTTAGTAGGTGGTCAATTTCAAGTTACTGCAAACCTTCCTGGAGGAACTCCAGGACTTCCCGCTGCAGTTTTAGGTGGTGGAGCAGGAATTCCGCCAATTAATGGAAGTGCTTGGATCGAAGGTCCAATGCTTGTTGGTTCTCCAATTTCTTATCCAACACCAGGAAAACCTGAAGCAACTTTAATGGTCGGTAGATCTAAAAATCCTACCTCACCTACATCTGCAGCAGGACCAATTGTAAAAATTACAAGTAGAGGATCTGCACCAACTCCTCTTGATGTAATAATTGGAGATACTACGGGTCCTGTTGGTCTTAGTGGTGTCAATCAAGTTATAAACATTAGAGTTCTCACTAAGACTTCTTATACTTCACCAACAACTGATTGTGTTGGAAATTTAAAATGGACCGGAAAAGTAGATGTTTTAGGAGAAACTTCTTTTACTGGTAGAAGTATTACTACCGGAAAGAAAACCATTAATGGAATGACAACTATTAATGGATTGTTAGATGTTAGTGGTGCAATTCGAAGTCCCACTATTGATTTGTTGAAAGCAAAAATTTCAAGTAAAAAAGGATTTGATATTCAACATCCAACTAAAAAAGATCATAGACTTCGTTATATTTGTATTGAAGGTCCTGCAGCAGAAGTATATTTGAGAGGAAAACTCAAAGATAGTAATGCTATTATTCTTCCAGATTATTGGAAAGACCTAGTTGATATTGAAACTATTGGAGTTAATTTGACATCAATTGGTGTTTATCAAGAACTTTTTGTTGAAAAGGTTGAATGGGGTTCACGTATTATAGTTAAAAATAATTTAGGTGGACCTATTAATTGCGACTTCGTTGTATTTGCAGAAAGAAAAGATTCTGAAAAAAATATTTCAGAATACAAAGGATTGACACCAGCAGACTATCCAGGCGATAATAGTGAATATACGATTAATGGTAATTGATGAATAAAGTACATGAATTATTTCCACTGATCGTGTATCAAGGAAATGTTGATTGTCATGAGGAATTTAAAAAAGAAAATTTAGATTCTTTAAGAGATTATTGGTTTAATGGATATGAAAATGAAAGTCCAGAGTTTTCTGGTAAAATATTTGTACATCATCAAGAACAATATAAACCATTTTTCAAATCATTAAAAAGAAATCTTGATGAGTATATGCAACACCTGAATGTTGACCATACTTTAATTAACTATCATATTATTAAAGCGTGGGTTGGTTGTCACTTAGATGATAAAACTCCTTCAATAACTCCACACTATCATAATGAATCTAACATCAGTTTTGTTTATTATTTAAAAACAGATGAAACCTCAGATAAATTCTGTGTTCATCAACAATATAATAGAAATGAAGTTGCTGGAGGTCTTTTTGAACCAGCGGATAAAAGAAATACTTTATTAGGATACAACAAATATAATTGTAACTACTATACTATTACTCCAATAGAAGGAACTGTAATTTTATTTCCAAGTAACACATATCATTTTACACAAAAATTTACCGAAAGAAAAGATGAGCGTATTGTTATTCCTGGAGACATAAGAATTACCTTAAAAAAAGAACATCCAAATTTTCATCAAGGTTCAACTCATCCTTCACAGTGGCTAGAATTATAAAATAAATACTCAAAAGTATTATAGAAATGGATCCAAGATATTATAGTGTTCTTAATGATAATTTGAGAACAAAATTAGATGATACAAATGCTGCAATTGAGAATTCTTCAGAAAGAATTATAGAATTGGACGGACAAAAAGGTGCATATGACGATATTCTAATATCATTAGATAATGATGTTTTAAATGAAGTAAATGGTGTTAATAATAATATAATTAATGTTTATGGTGCGTATCAAGATCGTATCAACGTTGGTTGTAGAACTGATATATTTTGGAGGAGAGTGGGTCTTGCAGGAACTGTTCACACTTTAGTTGCAACAAAATTATCTCTTGCAGGATACGCAGGTACTCTTCCAAACGTTGAATATTTTAATGGTGTTGGATTTACAACTTACAGCAATTACAGCACTTTTGGATACACTACAGAAAATGCATATGGAATTAAGTATTATGATGAACCAGTAACACAAGATATTGGAGACACTTTTGTTACAAGTTTTATTGGAACGATTGGTTTTGGAGAAAATAGAATTACTGTTCTTTCTGTTGTCGGTTCTTCTTCCACAATTGGAATTACTACAGGGCAATTAGTAATTTCATCAAAAGGCAATGTTCTTCCATCTTCATCCAATATTATTGGGATTGGAACGACAGCATTATCACAATCCGTTTTAGGAATTTCGACAGGATCTGTTGTTAGTATCTTAACATTAGATACTACAGCAACTGGTATTGCATCTGCACCAGAATCTGATGGATCTTATGTGACTTTTACAGTTTTAACTTCTACAACTGAATTTGGGTTTGATGATTATCAAATTCAATCGAACAAAGATCCTTATTCTCCACAAACAATTGGCATTATGACTTCTGGTAATATTGCCATTGGAGTTTCAATTAAGTATGATAATTCTGGTAATTATCCGAATACTATTTCTTGGAATCCTGGTTATGTTGATGAGGAGGATCCAAACACTTTTGAGCCTGCAGTTGGTGCAGGAATTTATTATCTACCTGTCGGATTTACCTCTTATCCAATTTCCTTGAGTGGACAAAGAGTTGCTGTTGGATTTGCAACAACAGTCACAGATGCACAATTACCTACCATCCTAACTCTTTCTACATCTTGTCCTACACAAGAAACAAACCTAACAAATGCAATAAGTTCACTAAATACTGCAAAATCTAATATCTCTTCAGGTATCAGTACATTAAATTATAAAATTGATGTTGCTAATACATTTAGAGAACAGAGAAAAGAAATTCAATCTGAAATTTGGGGTCTATCTCAACAAATCGCATCATATCGTGCTGATATTATCACTTATGATAAAGCACTTAATTACCTTGGAGTATCAACAGTTACCAATATAGTACTATGAAAATTCAACATCCACTCGATAAAAATCATACACTTAATTATGTCTCACTTTTTGGCGACAAAAATTTAGTCTTTACTCAAGGAAGACTAACGAATAAAAAATACATTCAACTTCCAGAAGAATGGGAAAAATTTGTAGAACTTCATAGAATGTCAGTTCATCTTACTCCAATTGGTGCAAATCAAAATTTGGTTGTGAAAAGAATTGATGGAACTAAAATATTTGTGGAGTCAAATGGTATGCCATTGGACTGTTATTACCTAGTTTTTGGTGAGAGAATTGACATTCCACGACTTCAGACCACTCAACCGGTTGACAGCGACACTTGACCGTGCTATGATACTCAGGTAATCAACGGACGACCGAATGAAAGACGAGTACCTGACACGATGCGTGGTTGATCCCGTAAAGCGTACAGTGTATCTGTATTCTAATGAAGGGTCAGAAAAAGAAGTGTCCTGTGAAACTGTAGAGGAGTTTATGAGTGTGCTAGACTTTGTTCGTAACACTCTTGACGAAAGCACTCTGTCTTATGCAAATCCACTCTGAAACCAAAATCGACTTTTAATTCCATTTAGGTCGAAAAAAATCTCCCGGTAAAATTCTCACGCGATACTTTTTCAAAATGCGTCCAGAAACACGACAATCAATGGAAATGCTGTTCGCAGCAAAATGGAATGTACCAACGGCAGCAAAAAACTGTAATCTTACCAATAAAGAAATGAAGATTACATTTAATGAATACTGCCGTTTACATCCTCCGACTTATGTGGTAGAATCTAACAATCAACTCAATCTCTTCTGAGTTTTTATGGGCGGGTAGTCCAACTGGCAGGAGACACCAAACTTAAAATTTGTACAGTGCGGGTTCGAATCCCGCTCCGCCTATTAGAAGACATAAGTATAAATAAACGTAGTTATGTTTTCTAAAATGTTGAGAAACGGATACAAATCTTCTGATGTCGAATTTATTGATGCAGTAAAAACATCTAATTCTATTAGAGAAGTACTGATTAAATTAAATCTAAAGGCAGCAGGAGGAAATTATCAATGTTTTCATAAAAGAGTAAAAGAACTGAATATTTCTATAGATCACTTCACTGATCCTAAAGTATGGAACAAAGGTAAAAAATTTGGACCAAAAAGATCATTAGAACATTATTTAAATGGTGTTCCCATTCAGTCTCACAAACTCAAATTAAGACTTATTAGTGAAGGTATAAAAGAGCATAAATGCGAAGAATGTGGAATCAATGAATGGAGAGGGCAACCTACTCCAATTGAATTAGACCACATAAATGGTAATCATCACGATAATCGTTTAGAAAACCTTCGCCTCTTATGTCCAAACTGCCACGCGCAGACAGAAACATATAGAGGTAAAAATAAGAAATCTTAATCAACCTCTAAATAATCAAAAGTAGTAGGAAAACTCCTATGAAGTACAGAATTGATGCCGCATATGTCTGGTACAATCGCGGAAGACAAATTGTTTTGATGTACTTTATAAATCAAATTCCCTTCACTTTTGATGAACTCCCTGACGATTCATTATTCGACTTGGAGTTAATTAAATTAGCAGACAACGAAAGACGCTTTGAACCAGAGGACCTATATCAAGCATCTTACTATTTGATGTTAGAAGAGTGTCATCCTCTGTTGTTTGAATTGGATCTGGAAAATCCAGAAATGTTGCCTGTTGATTAATTTGCCGAATTAGTTCAGTGATAGAACGCCATACTTGTAATATGGATGTCATCGGTTTGATCCCGGTATTCGGCTTAACTAAATAATAGTACCTGAATGACGGCAATCTTCAGGGGAGGGTGAAAGACCCTCCTTTTTAATATAAATAATAGTGCCGTCATTTAGAGTAGAACTATGCCAAATTGGTCACAGGAAGGATTTCAGCGTATAATTGATGCTGGAAAAAGAAGTGCTTTGATTTCCAAAGAAAGGTCTAAAAAACTTCAAGAAGAGTATTATAAAAATCCAAAATTGTGTTTAAATTGCAAAACTATAATATCTTATGAGAAAAAATTATCTAACAAATATTGTTGTCGTTCTTGTTCAATACAAGTAAATAATAGAAAAAGAACAAAATCAGTTGAGAAGAATTGCCTTCACTGCAATAACATATTAGGAAAATCTGCAATTAAATTTTGTTCTAATAAATGCCAAAGAGAATATGAATATTCTCAAAGAGTTTCTATGTGGGTAAATGGGAATTATTCCATAAAATCAAGAGATTTTTTTAGAAGATACCTAACAGAAACACAAGGATATAAGTGCTCTTGTTGTAATATAAGTGAATGGAATGGAAAATTAATTGTTTTAGAAATAGACCATATAGATGGAAACTCTGATAATAATAGACCAGAAAACTTAAGGTTTATCTGCCCAAATTGCCATTCACAAACTGATACATACAAAGCAAGAAATATGGGCAAAGGAAGACATTATAGGAGAGAACGATATGCTGCTGGACAAAGTTACTAAATTATGATAGGATAATCAAAGAGACAGAACTCCAAAATGTCACTTATTTCACAAAAAGACCGCGAGATGGTCATTGAAGCACTTGAATATTATGTTCAAAAACTTAAGGACGATAACTGCACGGATGCTTCCATTACAGCATTTCAAACACTCCTTAACTGGGTCGAACTCGAATATTTCAAAAATGAAGATAACAATCTGGTACTGTGAGGGAATGAAGCAATGGCGGTGGACCCTCTGTGATTCTTCGCGTCCAATTCGCAGGCAAGAATCTGGTCAAAGACCATTTATCCGCGATGCTATGGAAGACATTGCAAACACCATAGAATATATGTTAGAATGCAAACAAAGTGAGTAGAAATACTTAGATGAAAAGTGAGTATTTTATAGATAAGGTAGGTAAAGAAGAAATCAAAGATCTTCTTTATACCTATCATTATCTTAAAGACGAATCAAAGGATTTTAAAAGTGGATATAACTACTCACTTTACCGCAACTCATTCACAGATATCCTTAATATTGGCGGGTGTCTTGGTGCTTGCATTTTTACTAATATCCCAGTTCCAGAAATCGCAGTAGGTGCATTTGGTTTAGAAAGAAACCAGCAAGAAGGAATATACGAATTATCAAGACTTTGTATACATCCAGATATTCAAAAAGAAGAGTATAATATCACATCTTGGTTCGTCAGTCGTTGCATAAGGAGATTTAGAAAAGATGCCCGCGTTCGTGCTATTCTTAGTTACGCTGACAATAATCACCACACTGGAATTATATACAGAGCTTGCAATTTTCAATACTATGGTTTGACTGATAAGAAATGTGATTTTTGGATTAAACAATCTGATGGATCATTCATCAAACACTCAAGAGGTCCTATCAAAGGATTGGAAGGAGAATGGAGAGAAAGAAGTAGAAAGCATAGATACTTAATGATCTTTGATAAGGAACTGAAGAAAAAGTTGACATGGAAAGAAGAGAAGTGGTATAATAAACAAGACGATACTGAATCGTTACAGTGACCCAAAAAGTGTGACCTGAGAACCTCTGAGCAATCGGAGGTTTTCTTGTAAATAAATAACTTATAAAGGTCTCGTAGTCACATAAGATGGGTATTCAAATAAACGGACAAAATGACACAATCTCTGCAGGTGACGGTAGTTTA